GTATCCCGCGCCTTTGTTCGCCGAGCGGCAGAGGTTGACGACCCCGAGGGTCAGGGAATTTTCGTCAACCATTTCTCAACAGGAGAACTGCCGCAATGGCAAACACACTGACCCCTCTCATTGACAAGCTGATCGCTCGCGGTCTGTCTGTCTTGCGCGAGAACGCGATCATGCCGCGTCTCGTAAACTCGACTTATTCCAATGTTGCCCGCGATAAGGGCGACACCATCACCGTCCCGATCGCGGCCGACATCACCGCCGCAAGCGTCTCGCCGAGCAACACGCTCGCCGCCGCAGGGGATACGGCACTGACGAGCAAGACCATCTCGCTCAACCAGTGGAAGCACGCCGGTTTTTATCTGACGGATCAGCAGATCACGCAGATCGATGTCGATAATTTCCAGACCCTCCAGGGCGACGAAGCGGTGCGCTCGCTCGCGAATAATGTCGACGAGTATATCCTCGGGCTGTACAAGGGCATTTACTCCCAGGCCGGTACCGCCGCGACCACGCCCTTCGGCTCCAATCTGAACGACTGGACGACCGGGGCGCGTACCAAGCTCAACAACTTCAAGGCTCCGATGGATGACCGCGCCGTCGTCCTCGATGCTGATGCCGAGGGCAATGCGCTCAACAACCGCGCCTTGCAGGACGCTTCGTATCGCGGCTCGACCGAGGGCATCGTCTTCGGTGACATCGGGTATGCCTTGGGCGCGTCCTGGCATCTCGACCAGAACGTCCCAACTTTCACCAACAGCAACGGCACCCCGACGAGTTGGCTCGTCAATCAATCGGACTCGGCAATCGGCGATACGACCGTCACCATCGACACCGGGAGCAACGACCCCGTCGAGGGCGACATCTTCACCGTCGCGGGATCGACTCAGCAGTTCGTCGTTTCCTCGTATTCGTCCAATGTCATCACCTTCGCACCGGCTCTGACGGCGGCGCTCGGCAACAACGCGGCCCTGACCTTTGCCGCGTCCCATGTCGTCAACGTCGCCTTCCAGCGTCAGGCGTTCGGCTTCGCGATGGCGCCGATCATGGACGCCTCGATGAATTCGGACACCATGCGTCAGGTCACCGACGAAAAGTCGGGCTTGACGATGCGCCTGGAGGTATCTCGCCAGGAGAAGCAGTGGAAGTTCGATTACGATGTGCTGTATGGGGCGACCTTGCTCCGTCCCGAGTTGGCGTGCCGCATCCTCGGTTAATTGATTGATCGCTTGGCGCGGGCTTCGGCTCGCGCCGAGCATAACCGATAAGGATCGAGAATATGGCAAGCATACCGACGGTCAAGATTAAATCGGGCAAGGATTACGCGATCGTCAACGAGTCGGATTTCGACCCCGCGACGATGGAGTTGTATGACGCGCCCACGCCGAAGGCGAAAGCCAAACCGAAGGCCAAACCGAAAGCCAAGTAAATGGCGATTACACTCTCAACAACGGGATATTGCGAGGCGACGGATGTCGGCGCGATGGTTCAGCAATTCACCATCGACACCAATTCCGACCCCTCGACCGCCGAAACCGAGGCGTGGATCTCCGAGGATTTTGGCGAGATCAACGCGATCTTGAGGGCGGCGGGATATGCCGCGCCAGTTGCCCAGGCGGGCGGCTCGCTCGGCGGGACCGTCCTCCTCAAGGACAAAGCGAATCTGATGGACTCGATCATCTCGCTCAAGGCATCGAGCGGGAGTCTCACCGGGACCGTCAGGCGCGGCGATTTCTTCACCATCTCGGGCGACGGGCAACGATATATGGCGACCCGCGACGACATCGTCAACACCGACGGTGAGATCGTCGTCGCGATCGAGCCGTGGATCGAGGTCGAGACGGCGGCGAATACAGCGGTCACGTATACCGCCGCCGTCGATGCCGCGAAACTGCTCAAGGGGTTAAATGCCACCATGACCGCGATACGCGTTCAGCGGGCGGCATATAGCTCGTCAGGCACCTCCGTCGATGAACTGGTGCAACCGCTTATCGTTGAGCGGGATCGCATCATCGCGGGCTTGCAGGGCGG